GAATCCGACAGGCGGGCAAACCGACAGGAGCAGATGGCGGGCATCTCCATGGCGCTGCACACCTTCGCCCAGAGTTCCGGCACCCTGGTGGTGGAGCTGGCACAGTTGAGCCGCCAGGAGCGCTCCGGCGGCTGGAGAGAGCCGGACATGCACGATTTGAAAGAGTCCGGCCAGTTTGAGCAGGACGCAGATATGATCTTCCTCCTGTTCCGTCCCAACCCCAAGGACGACGAGTTGGATCAGGAGAAAAACCGGATCCTCAAGATAGCCAAAAACAAAGAGTACAAGCGGGGGCGCTGGCCGCTCTACTTTGATGGAGAGAAACAGACGTTCTCCATGATGACGGATGAGTCTGGGCGCAATGTGATGCGCCAACTGGTCAACGCCGGAAAGAAGGCCCGGGCCAAGAACAGGGCAGAGGCTCCGGGACAGCAGATGATCGGTAAAGTTGTGGAGCTGCCGGCGTCTGAGGCCACGGACCAGCCGTTTTGAGGGGGCATGTCATGCAAATTGGAGACAAGCTGATGCTGGAGCCTACCGTGTTCGGGGGAGGCTCCGATCTGGTAGATACCGGGCCCAGGCCCTGCCGGGTGGTGTGGATCCATCCACTTGGGCGCTATTTCGTGGTGGAGTTTCGGTACCCGGTGACCGGTGAGCGGTTCCGGGAGACGATGTATTTCACAAATTGTATTTCACAAATCGCGGCGGCAAGATCCGCCGGAAGGAGTAACACATGAGGACAACAGCAATTTTCAACTTGAAAGGCGGCGTGGCCAAGACCATCACCACGGCCGCCATGGCAGATATTCTGGCCCTGGACCACGGAAAGCGGGTGCTGGTAATCGACGCCGACGCCCAGGGTAATCTGAGTCGTTATTTCGGTGTGGAGGCCCAGGAGGGCTGCAGCACCCTGGATCTTCTGCAGGGGACCCACGAGGCGGTGTATTCGGACTGGGTGACTCCGGCCCGGCCGGACACGACCATTGACATCATTCCGGCGGATATGACCCTCATGTACGCTGACGTGGATATCCATGAGGGCCGGATGACGTCCCACCACGCCATGGAGGAGCTGCGGGAGGCCATCGAGCAGGACGCAGCGTCTCCGAATCCGGAGGACCAGGAGGCGGCCTACGACTACATGCTCATCGACTGCCCGCCGTCCTTTTCTGCGGCGTCTGCTGCGGCGCTGGTGGCGGCAGACGATGTGGTGATCCCCATTCGGCTGGATGCCTTCTCCACGTCCGGCATGGCGGATCTGTTGGCTCAGGTGGCCAATATGCGCAGACTCAATGCAAGGCTCAAAGTGGCGGGCATCCTGGCTACGCAGTATCAGCGGGCGCCGGAGGAGCGGGCGGCGCTGACATATCTGCGGGAGACGTCCGGCTTGCCCGTGTTTGCCACCCAGGTGCGGTATTCTCCCAGGGTGAGCGCTGCTACATACGCCCGGGAGCCGCTGATCCGTTTTTCCCCCATGAGCGGGGCGTCTGTGGATTACCGGCACGTTGTTGCTGAGTATATGGCACAGGAGGGAGGCGGCAGCAATGGCAAGGCGTGAGGTGGACGTAGCCGCCATCCTGGGCGGTCAGCTGGCCAAGGTGTCCGATTCGGACACAAATGGCCGGGAGCAGATCCAGTACATCAATCTGGAGCTGCTGGATGCCGACGAGGCCAATTTTTACACCATCAAGGACATCGACAAGCTGGCTGCCAATATCGAGCTGTGCGGCCTGCAGCAGCCGCTCCGGGTCCACCCGGAGGAGAACGGCCGCTACAAGGTGGTCTCCGGCCACCGGCGCCGGGCGGCGCTCCATCTGCTGGCTAAAGATGACCCGGACAAGTGGCGTCAGGTCGCCTGCATCGTGGAGCGCAGGGATGCGTCTCCGGCCATGCGGGAGCTGCGGCTGATCCTGGCTAACAGTGACACTCGGCAGCTGACTTCCTCGGAGGTCTCTAAGCAGGCAGAGCGGGTGGAGCGGCTCCTCTACCAGTTGAAGGAGGAAGGCGTGGAGTTCCCCGGCCGGATGCGGGATCAGGTTGCCAACACCTGCAAGGTCTCCGCCACGAAGCTGGGTGTCCTCAAGGTCATTCGGGCGAAGCTGGTCCCCGTCTATCTGGATCTTTTTGACGCGGACAAGCTGCCGGAGGCCTCCGCCTACGCCCTGGCGAGAATGCCGGAAGCGCTCCAGCTTGAAATTTTTGCTGCCTGCAAGGGGAAGGTCAACAGCTGCGCCCTGGATAAGTATCTCAAGAAGGTCCAAGAGGGCCTGCCGAAGCCGAAGGAGCCCCTGCGCTGCCCGGATGGCCAGCAGCCCTGCACTCACAAGGCTGCATTTTTACGGCACGACTGCAACAGCACCTGGGATCAGTGCTATGGGGCCACCTGCTGCCTGGAGTGCGACAGGGCCATGCGGGAGTGCTATCCGTGCGCCTCGGCCTGCTCCAAGGCCAAGGCGGCAAAGTCAGCCAAGCTGGCCAAAAAGAAGCAGCAGGAGGAAAAGCGAAAAGAAAAAGAGACAGCCAAAAATCAGGTGAAATCCGAGCCGGTAGCGGCGTTCTGGCGGCGGCTGCAGGATGCGGCCGGCGGGCAGCTCTCGGACCGCGACCTCAATAAGCTGACCAACGGCTATTATTTCAGCGACATCCGGAAAATGCTGGACGGGACATACCAGGCCAATGAGTACAGCGATGGCAGTGGTTCCTATCCGAGTGTCGACCACTTCCGTCAGTTTTGCCTGGATCACCAAGTTAGCGCAGATGCTCTGCTGGAGCTGCCGGCAACTGATCCGCCGGAGGGGCAGCTGACCATCGCCGGATGGATGCCGGGCGGTACAGATCCGGCAGAGCCCGGTGACTTCGCTGTCCTGGTAGATTTCGGCGCCGGGTACTTTGTCCATGAGTTTTACAGCTGGAATGGTACGGAGTGGATTTTTTCGGGCGGCGAAGCGGAAGACCTGCCGTCTTGGTGGCTGCGGCTGCCGCCTACGCCGGATAGAGGAACGCGCGAAAAGGAGGAGCTGCATGAATCAGATGACGCTTGATGTGAAGAAGAACTTTTTATCCAAAAATTTCTCAAATTGTCTTGCGGAGATGTGCCCTGGGGTAGTCCGGCTGGAGTATCAACTCCACGATGACGGCAATGAGAATGTCATTATCCGCTGTACCGATGGTTCTTCCCGTCTGGTAGATGTCACTGGGATGGAGCTTTGGCAGTCCGTGAATGCCATTCTGGCGGAGCTCAATCAGGAGTCGATGCACAGACTGGAGGCGTTTATGACATGTTGAATAGGCGGAGGTATACCGGCAAGCACCGCCGGTGGCGGTGGGCCTTCTGGGTGGCGGTAGCTGTCTGGGCTGTGCTGGCTGCCTGGATCTTGACGGATTGGGCCCGGGCGGTGGCGGTATGAGCAAGCCGGATTCTCCGTGCCGGGATTGCTGCCGGCGGGCACCAGGGTGCCATGATGCGTCGGCCTGTCCCGCATGGGGGCAGTATCAGCAGGACCTGGCCGCCTGGCACGATATGTACCGGGCGGCCACGGTGCCCCAGTCGGAGATGGACAGATACGACAAGGGCCGGCGCCGTGCGGCGCGGAACAGATCAAACAGGAGGGACCGATAAGATGCTTAACAAGATCTTGCTCATGGGCCGACTGGTTCGGGACCCGGAGCTGCGGCACACAGGCAGCGGCACGGCGGTTGCGTCGTTTACCCTGGCGGTGGACCGGGACTATAAGACCCAGAGCGGAGAGAAGGAGACGGACTTCATCGACATTGTGGCCTGGCGCTCCACGGCTGAGTTCGTCAGCAAGTACTTCATCAAGGGCCGCATGGCCGTGGTGGAGGGCAGACTCCAGATCCGGGACTGGACCGACAAGGACGGCGGGCGCCGCCGCAGCGCCGAAGTGGTGGCGGACAACGTCTACTTCGGGGACTCCAAGCGCCCGGTGTCCGATTCTGACACGCAGCGGCCCGGGGAGTTCACGGAGCTGCCGCCGGAGGAAGATGGGAGGTTGCCGTTTTGATGGAGCGTAAGAAGCTGCTGGCTGCGCTGAAGCAGCTGAAGGTGGAGACCGGGAGTCTTGCGTGCTTGGGCTGCGGATATGAGCATGATTGCGGGGTCCATGGCTGCGCCATTCTCCGGGAGGCGGTGAGTCAGTTGGAGACCCAGCATCCTTATGCTGGTGAGCCGCTGACGGTAGAGCAGATGGGAAAAATGCATTTTGATCGGGTGTGGATCGTATATCCTCCGCAGTACAAGGGAGACCCCGGATGTCGTGAGGAGGGCGTAGTTTTATACGGAAAACTGTACTCGATTGACTCACTGGAGGGGGCTGGCTTTGAGGAATTGTTGCTGGATGCTGCGGACGGAGAAACGCTAGACCTTCCCAC